AGTTTTTCAGTAATCGCCGCGTCCGCCGCCTCCGGGTCGATCCAATCCACCTTTGTCGTTCCATTCAGAATTGCATCAGCCGTGGCCGCCACCAACCCGCCGGCCGTGGCCTTGTCCGAGTTGCCGCGTTTTTCCCATAGGCTTTGAAACATTTCCTTGCGAGCCGCGTCGTTTGGCACCGCGTTCATGGTCGATCCCTTGGCGGTAATGATTGTTTGAACTTCGGTGGGTGAAAATCCGAGCGAGGCAAGCTTTTCTTCAGAGCGCAGAAACCCGGCGTCAATAAACCGCTGGGTGTGGTACTCGCTTTCCACAGTTCCTTTCAGATTACCAAAGCGCCCGTCTTTGGCTGCCGCGTCCAGGGACTTCATGGCCGCCTGTGCATGCGTCGTGATTTCATCCAGCTTCTGAGCCCGGGCGTCCTTAATGTTTTTTTCCAGCTCAACGCGAATCGCGCCCTCTGGCAGACTGCGCACCGCGCCGTCCATCTTGGCAAACTGGCTGTCATACCCATCCGTCACCGGATTGTAATCCGCTAGTGCAGCCGTCACGGCACCCACCACTTGGTTTTGATATTCTGGCGTGGCTCGGCGTTGCTTTTCCGCGTCGGATTGATTCTTAGCCAATGCGTCCTTGAGATCCGCCAGCACCGCAGGACGCAAACCTGCGCCGATCTCATCAATTTGTGCCGGCGTGGTGATATAGTCGGTCGCCATCCCGTCATGAATCGCCGAAATCAGATCATAGGTCTTTTCCCTAACGGCGGTTTTCGCCTGTCGTTGCAGCGTCATCACGCTTTCCGGAGTGGCTGCCGGGTGTTGTTTCAGGTACTCTGGATCCGCCAGTGCCTTTTCCGCGCCCAGCGGATCGCGCAGGATCGCCTGTTGAGCTTCCCGGTAATCGAAGTGGTACGCCACCTTGCGTTGGATAGCGTCCATTTCCTCCGGTGTCTTTGCCCCTGTGGCCCGCATCCGTTCCACCACCCCCAGCGCCGATGCCTGGTCCGGTGCCGCCTCGATCTCATTGCCGAAGGCGGTGTCCGCCCGCTTCTCAGCCAGTCGCGCCGCATCCTCCCCCGCCGCGATGGTCGCCCGGGAAACAAACTCCCCGGCATGCAGCGCCAGCCGGTCCCGCACGGCGGGGGGCATGTCCGGGGTCACCAGGGAGTTTTGCGCGCCAGCCAGAAAGGTTTTCGTCTTGGCCAGGCGTGCCGCCGGGTCCTGTTCGTTTTGCAGCCCCAGCTGGAATGCCGAGTAATCCCCGGCCAGCTGCTGCCGCGCCTCGCTTTCCACCCGCGCGTTTTCGATTTGTTGCGCCTTGAGTGCCGTGGTCTGGAAGTGCTCGCCCAGGCTCGCCAGGCCCTGCGCCAGCGGCCCGAGGGCCCGCGCGGGAGCAGCCGCCACCCCGGCATCGGCGAAGGGCATGCCGATGGCAGTCTGTTGCAGAGCGGGTGTGTCTGGAATGCGGATCATGGTAAAGTGCCGTTATATTTGTGGGTGTCGTACATCGATGCTGCTTGGCCGAATCCTTGCAGGCCGGTGCCTGCCGCCGAGAACAGCGAAGCCTGCTTTTGGGTTGCCCCCTCATAGCGCAGCATCGCCTGCTTCTGCCGGTTGGCTGCAAGCTGCATGTTGGTCGATCGCGCCGCGTCGGAAATGCTGGTTTGGAACGCGCTTGCCGTGTCGCCGAAGATTTGCAGGGCCGTACCGGTGTCGCTCTGCACCCCGCTCGTGGAAAGCCGCGCGTGGATGGCGCTCAGGTGCCGGTCCTGGTTCGTGCGCTCGCGGGACACCCCCTGCATGAACTCCGCTTCCTTGTTTTTGCCTTCCGCCGCCAACAGTTGCGCGTTGTAATCCGCCACGGCACTCGCTGCCTTCCCCTGCTGCATCTGCGAGTACATCCCTACCCCCGTCGAAACGGCAGAAAACAACAATCCTGTGGCGGCGAGTCCCATGGCGATCGCCAGCCTATCTAAGCCGCCCCGCCGATGGGTTTTAACAGGTGGCAAAGCCCGGTTTCCCCGGTGCCGTAGCCATGTTTCACCAATAATCGGTGCATTCCGCTGTCCATCACCTGCGTGCACAGCAGATCCACCAGCCCCATGGCCGCCGCAATCCGTTCCACAGCATCAATACAATGTTCCACAGCCAGCTTTGCCACCCGTGGCGAGCTTTTCGGGTTGGATGCCACCCAGGCCACCACACCCACCCCGGAGCCGGTCGCGTCGCAGTACAAAAACGCGCAGGCCAGAGGCTTGCCGCAATGCGCGAAAAGCACCCCCACCGTGGGCAGGCGTTGCCGGGGTGGCGGCGTCCCTCCCCGCGCCGTCCAGAATCCCGCAATCGTCGCATAGTCCGCGGAATCAATCCGCCCGTCCGCCGCCTTCTTAATTTCCCGTATCATGGCTCATGCACTCCCCACCGCAGCACCGCCGCCAGACAGGTGAATGGATAGGCGTCTGCATGCCTCATGGAAACCACCAGGTCAGTCACATGCGCCGGGGAAAGTGTCACTGCCAACCAGCCCGTGAAGTCATCCGCCCGCGTGCCCATCAGATCGCCCGTATTCGAAAATTGCAAATCGTTCGCCTCGCCGTCATACACCACTTGCCCGCCGCGGCTGCGGTGCAGGTTGAGAACCATTTCCTGTGCCCGCTTCATCCTCGCGTTGGTGGTGCCCGTGTCTGTCTGCGTGTCGATCGGCAACAACGTCAGTGTGGAGGTCACCGGCAGCCCGATTGTCAGCGTGTCCGGCACCGGGGAAAGCGTGAAGGTGCTCGAAAATGCCGCCCGCTCCACCAGCAGCACCTGCGCCACCCCATCCACAGTCAGCTCGGAAAAACCCACCAGCGGATCCGCCTGCAAATGTGCGGGAAGCGCAAACATCCCGCCCGTCGGCGTCAGCGTCACCCTGGCATCCGCCACCGTGTCCGGCGCACCCGCTTCCCGCGCAGCCTGCCACCCGGTAGGAAACTTTTCCAGCAACGCGGTGCCACCACGATCCACCACGAAAAACACCTCATCATCCCCCGCCACGCCCGGCAACACCGCCACCGCGCGAAACAATCCCGCCAGCGTCGTGTGCCTACTCCAGGCAATCAATTGTTCTCCGCGGTCATGCGCCAGGTGCAGCAGTGTGCCTGCCGTGGTGATACTCCACAGTCCCGGCGAGCGTACCGCCTGATACGCCGCCGCCACCACCCCGGCCTGCGTGAGGTGTTCCGCGTAGCGGGAAAGATCCTCGCCCGCGTACCCGTCCGCCGAAAAACTCATTTCCCACACCCGGGCCCCATTGCGTCCCGGGAAAAACAGCGAATCCCCCACCGCCACCGGCTGCAAGGAAGTCGATCCGTACGCCGTGAATTGCCGCGCCTGGAAGCTCGTGGGCGTCAGCGGCACGTCCGCCGTGTCACTGCCACAGATCCATTCCCCCAGCGGTGTGCCAAGGAACAGCCTCCGTTGAGATACCATCCAGTGAATCGGTGCGCTCGCATTCGCCGCCAGCGTCACAAACAACGCGTCCCCGTCCGCCGTCCCCGTCTCGAAGTTGTTCATGTCATCGGAAGCGCTGGCCCACAGCGATACCGGATTGTTGGGTGTGCTCGCCAACAGCAACCGCCGCTCGTGCAGCGCGATCGAGCGCGGGAATCCCGACACATCGGAAAACGCCCCTTGCGCCCAGCGGTGGGTGCTTCCCGATAGCATCGGCGAAACCGCCACCCCTGTCATTTCCGTGGCACTCACGTACCGGTCAAGTAAAGCGTAACCCGTCACATACGGCAGGCGCGGAATCAGCACTGCCCGGGGTGATCCTTCCGCCGCAGTGTCATCCAGCTTCGCAAAGCCGATGCGCATCATGGTCGGTGCGTCTTCGATGCCGCTTTCAGCCACGTTGCGGTCCCCCGTGGATTGCCAGCTGCGCAGCGCCGTCCATGTCACCCCGGCATCAATCGAGCGTTCCAGTGTGAACGTCCCGCGCCAGGTCCCAAAGGTGAAAAAATCCCAGCCGCCGTCCAGCACGATTTCCGGCGAGCGGTGCCCGTCCATGGCCGGCGTTCCCGCCAGTTCCACTTGTGAGTCCCCGAGATCCCGCTCCGGAGAGATCCGATAGTACTGTCCCGGCCCGCGTAGCGCCATCGATGAGGAAGACCCATAGGTCACCAGCAACAGCCAGTAATCCAGCCAATTCGCGCCGGTCCCCGGTTCGTTCGTGTCGGAGGGTTGGTGCCGCACCGTGCAGCGGAAACGCCGCCCGTCGTTGGATACCTCATCACCCACCTCAAACCACCCGTAATAGGTGAAGGATTCCGGAGAAACCCCGGTTGCCACCATATCCCAATAAGTTTCCCAGCCTGTGGTTTCCCCTGGCACGATCGAAATCACGCTTTCGATATGCTCCACCTTGCAGCGGTACACTACGCCAGTGTTGGTTTCCCGGTAGGCTCCCACCTTGCAGGATGCTGTGTTGTCTGCATCGTAGCTCGCCACGATCGCCCACTTTTCCGCCGTCGGCACATCCTCCGGCGTGAACGATCCAGCGGACGATGTGTGCGAAACGAGACAGATCGCCCAATGGTAATGCAAGTGCAGCGTGTCCGTGCCAGGATCCCCAGCCGGAAAAATATCCCATGCGGTATCCACCACGGTCCCTTCGCTGTAGGTCCGCCACAGCTTGGTCCACCCGTTATCCGTCCGATCCGCCGCAATCAAGGTCACCGGGTCCCCCGTGCCGTACATCTTGCGCCTCCAAAAGCCTTTCCACCCGCTGCCCACTCCTGGCTTGTTGGTCACCGCGGATGCCGTGTGCCCCACCGTGCAAAACCATTCCGAGGAAACAAAGCACACATCGCCGTAAGCGTACCCATGCCCCGCCACCCAGGTAGCCGCCACCGGATTGGATGCCACCGAGTACACCGCCGCGCGGTTGGTATTGGCATCCAGTGTGGGAGCCGCCGTGTAGGCCATCCACAACAGCGTCCACGAGGCATCGCTCCACCGGCTCAGCCGCATGGGTGCGCAGGCCGGGTGCGTGATGAACGCCACATCATTGAGCTGCACCACTTGCACGTCCCGCAGGCTGGCCGCACTCGCATCCCAATCGTACCCCACCAGGAAATCCAGCGTCGCTTTCACCACCCCCGCAGCAGATAGCACTGTCAACGTGTCAGGCTGGAACAGCAGCAGGTACTGTTCTCCCGCCGCCGCCACGAACGGCACCAGCGCTAGATTGCCGCCGGCGTCCCCCACATCCGCCACAAACTGCGTGCCGGGCCGTTTCTGAAACGCCCCGTAGGACATCGGTAAAAAATTCTCCATCCGTTCCGCCCCGCTCGCGTGCTTGGCAAAGTCGGATCGGTGGCGCAAATACGGCGATAACTCGCCCGAGTTGAAGGAAAGCAAACTTTGGTGCATGGCTTCAGTTGGTGGGGATGTAGGGCGGCCTGCCGTTACCGAAGCGCGCATTCACCAGCCCGCTCATGCTCGCCAATTGCCTGGGTCCGAAATTCTCCCCGCTCGCCACCTCCCGCGCGTCCGCTGTCTGCGCCTGCGGCAACGCCAGCGCCTCCAATCGTTGCAAGGCTGCGTCCCCCAGCGCCGGGTTCTGCGTCACGTCAGGCGCGATCCTTGATGCGAGCTTGTACGCCACCGCGTCCACGAATAGCGCGTCCCACTCCACCGGCTCCACCGCACTGGACACATACAGGATTTCCAGCGTCGGGTAATCCGCGCTCAACAGCTTCCGCCCCTCGATCGTGAAATCACGGATTGGATTGCTTGAATCCCCGGAGGAAAGCCGGATCAACCGCACCAGATCCGCGGGCACCTGCCATGCCGCCGCCCATTCGGAAAGCGGCGCATCCGCCAACCTGGAGAGCATCGCTCGCATCGTCGCAAAATTCCATTGGTGCCGCCGCAACAGCGTGTTCACCACTTGGTCCAGGTGCAACCGGCAGCTGCGCGCCTCCACGCTCGCTTCCGTCTCATACGCCACGATCCGCCGCGCCCCAAGCTCCCCCAGCGCCAGATTGCAAATGTCCGTCTTGCTAGTAATCATAATTTTCCCTCTTCTTTAAGTCTTTCAAAAGAAAACCCCGCCCGCGGATACACACGAGCGGGGACCAACACGATTCAATCAGCAGAGTTTAGCCCAGCGCCCAGAAGGCGATGTTGAAGATCAGCTTGGAATCAGCCGTGTCATTCAGCGTCACCGTGCTGGCGAAGGTTGCAATCACCGTGGTGACGGCGGTATTCACAAACGGGGTTTTCTGCCCTGCCGGGAGCGTCCCCGAGGAGAGCGTCACCAGCGCGTTGGCGGCCTTCACGTCCAGCGCGTTGGCGTAGCGGGTGGGTGTGTCCGCGTCGCCGATGCTCAGGTTGCAGGCCGTGTGCACCAGTTCATTCCAGACCGTCGAAAGCGACGGGTCCACAATGGCGCCTTTCGGCACGGTGCACAGGCTGATGATGTCCGTGGTCACGGGCTTGGTCCCGTTGGTGGCCTTCGGAATGATGAAGGCCACCTTCTGGTAGCGCAACTTGCGGCCTGCGTAAACGTCGGAACCGTAGGTTGGTGCGGCACTCGAAGCGTTGGCCGCCTGAGTGGTCATATTGTCGGATTTGTAAGTGATCGCTGGCATGATGTTGCTAGGTTACTTGGTTGTTGTGGTTGGTTTCAACCGGCTCACGTGCCGGCCACGAGGTTGAGGCATTCGATGCGCACCACCTTCTGGTCATCAGACCGGCAGGCGTTCATTGCGTACTCGGTGAAGAACTGCGTGGCGTTTTTCTTGTCGGGACGCACGGAAACAGTGGTTTGGGCCACCTTCCAGAAATCCAGATAGACCGCATCGCTGGTCCAGATCGCGGCGTAACGCAGCGTGGTTGAACCGGCTGTGTACGGCAACAGGGTGGAACGCATCCAGTTCACGCCGAGGAAGAACGAGATATTCCCGTTTTCATCCAGCGTGGGCGGCATGTAGTCCTTGGAGAACAAGCGGTTGCCAGCGCCGGAAGTCCCGGCATTCGCCAGGGCCAGCAAGGCTTCCTCCATGTTCGGAGTCATTACACCCCACAGGGTGATGCCGCGCGCCCGGGCATCGTCACCGTAGCTTTCGTTATCGGTTAAAATCGCCTTGGCATGCAGGATCTTGTCCACCGTCAGCGGGCAGCTCGTGGTGCCGGAGTAGTTGAAGGTGCTCGCAATCTGGTTGGTGGACGGGATGTCCGCCGCATCGGTGCCTTGCTTGCCTTTGTAGTTGGTGCCGAACAAGCCCTCGATGAATACTTTGTCCGTGCGCCGCCCGTAGGCCGCCTGGTGCAGCGAGATGTGCGTGCCGCCCGGCAGGATCGTCGGAGCAAGCAGGATCTCATCAAACGGAGCGTCCGGCGTGCAGAGATCAAATTTGCGTGGCCGCAGCCAGCGCTTTTCGGTTTCCAACTCCTGCCACACGGTGTCGCCGTAGCGCTCCCCGGTGGATTCGTTGTCGCTCACGGCAAGGACTTTGTTATGGGTCTTCGCCTCGCCGGTTACTCCGGTGGTTACAACCGCCGCCTTCTGCAAGCGCGACGTGATTTGTTGCAGGCCCAACTCGAAGTTGCGCCCGAACTGGGTGGTGAAATGGTCAGGAATAGCTGTGTTAGCCATGGTGGTGTCAGATTAGGAATCTCTCCAGCGTTCCGGTTCCGATTGCGCCACGCGGCGGTCTTCTCCTGCGGTTATCGACCCGTGCCGGCAGCGCTCCCCAAGGCCCTCGCGGGTTGTCTCGTGTCTCGCCACGCCGCGAGCTTGCTGCAATCCCGCCAATCCCCCGATTTAACAAATGGCAAAGACGAAAAGGCGGACGGGAACCACATGGCCGGACGATCGCACTTGCGCCGCCCGTTTCCCGTCCGCCTGCCTCGTTACAGGATGTTTACTTGCCTGCCAGTTGCAGCAGGCGCGACACTTCCACATAGGCAGCTCCACGCTGCTGTGTGTCCCCCTTGGTGTATTGCAGGCCCCACACCGGGTCCGTGCCATTCATAATGGCATCAGCCTTTTGCTGAGCGCTGCGCAGATCCCCCAGGTTGGAGGGACTGCGTACCCCGTCTTCACTCGTGAGTTTGGAAACTTGCAGGATGATCCGAGCAAACTCGGGATTATTCACCATCGCCGCAAAGGCCGGAGTTTCCGGGTTCACCCCGGCCTGTTCCGCCAGCTTTCCGGCCAGATGCCGCACCGTGGATTTGTTCGCCTCGAAGTTACCGCGCCACTCGCCCACCAGCGCGTCTTCCGCTGCCTTGGCCTGCGCCGTCTGTGCGTCCACAATCTTCTGCACCTCCGCAGCCTGCAAGCCCGTGAACGTGTCCACAATAGCTTTCAGGCCCGGAGCGCTCACGTGATTGGCATGCGCCACCTTGGCAATCGTATCGAACACCCCCTTGTCCAGATCGCTCGCCCCTTCGGGAATAGCCAGGCCATAGGCTGTGGGCGTTCCTTCCACCGGCACCCGCGCCAGCGCCCGGAAGCGGCTCACATCCTCCGGACTCGCGTTCTCATCAGGGAATGCCGGACCCGTCGCCCGCATGTGCAGGTAGCTTTTCGCCAGTGCCCCCACGTTCTTGAAGTTGGCCAGCGTCGCCGCGTGGGGCGAAAACTCATCACCCAGTGCCGTATGCCAATTCTCCCCGAACGTCCCGTCCGGATTGAAGCTCACGGGTGCAGCAGTCGCGGTCGCAGCCGCAGCAGCACCGCCGCCGCCAGCGCCAGCAGTACCAGCCCCCGCGTCACCCGCCTCCGCAAATAAAAATCGTCTTGGTTTCATATGTCAGTTTGTTGGTTTGTTAGTCAGTGTCTTTTCTTCATTTCAGAATCCAAGCTTTTCAGAATCTCGGCATTTTCTTAAGGAGCAATCGCCGCCGTGTTTCTAAGGGTAAAATTACCAAAAACCCGTCGCGGGATCTCCCCGCGCACCATGCGGACGGCAAAGATTAATTCACCCAGCGGTAATCCGCGTTCGGTGCCCGCGCGGGCTCGGGAGCGGGTTCCTGCGGCTGTGCCGGTCCCGGCCTACCGAACACGAAGTCCTTAGCGGGCATCGGGTCCGCCGACGGCTCTTGGCTCGATGGCGGCTGCGTCTTCGGCGCTGGCAAGATCGGCGAGGATTTCTTCGAGGACGGATTTGCGTCCGTCCCGGTAGGCTGCGGCGTAGGGATCGAAGGGCCCGCCCCCGGAGGCTGGTAGGAAGCAGGGCCGCCCGTAGCCGACGCGCCGCTTAAGTCCGGCAAGGGTGCGTTCCCCGGCTCCGCTGCCGAAGGTGGCGCGTAAGTCGGCAAGGATGGCGGTGCGCCGGTTGGCGATGGCTGTGTTTTCTTGGGTCTGCCCATGGTTCATTTTGGTTGATTGGTCTTCATTTCTTCACTCTTCTTTCGGATTTCATGCTTCGGATTTCATGCTTAGTCCTTGTAGATCCTGCATGCCTTGGGCACCGCCCAGCTTCTGCACCGCGCCTGCCGCTTGTTCCGCTGCCGCTGCTTGCTGTGCCTGTGCCCGGGAACTGCGAATTTCGGCCACAGCGTCCGCGGACCGGACGAAGTTTGCAGGCAGTCCCTTGTATCTGAAAAACGCCGGGCCGATTTGCTCCATGTCCATGAAGTCCCACACGCTCGGGTCTGTCAGGGCCAGCGGTGCCAGGGTGTTCACGCAATCTGCAAAGTTCGCCAGCTGGCTTTGTTCCAGCGCCAGCGCCATGCTCGAGGTATATTCCACTTCCGGGTTGTCCATGAAAACCCCCAGCGAGGTTTTCTTCAGGATCTCAGGCGGGGGTGGCGGCAACTCGCCCTGTGCCAGCAGAATGGAAAACGAGCGGTGCAACACCGGCCGCAGAAACTCCCGCGTCAGGTTCGCGAAGATCGGGTGGAATAATTCCCGGCTTTCGGAAACGATCGCCCGCACCTCGGTCGCCGTCGCGTCCCGGTTCAGTTGGGAAATCGCGTTGAACAACGGCACGAAAAACGCCTCATCGATCGCCTTGCGTTTGTCATTCGCCCGATCCTTGCCCACGTCATAGCGCCCATTTGTCAGCCATTCCTTGGGCTCGTGCCCGTTGGTCGGATCATAGCAAGTGAGACCCAGCGACCGGAAATCCACATCCCCCTTGAGGTTGCTTGGATAGAGCACCCGCGGGAACGCGCTCAGCTCGGCCAGCGTGTCGAGCATCTGTTCCAGAAAGTTCGCCTGGCTCGCCTCGGGCAACGCCAGATAGGAAGGAGCCCACCCATACGGGCTTTCACCCCACAGCTCCCAGCGCGATACTGCCACCGGGAAGCTGTCATAACCGCTTTCCGATAGAATCGTCCCGTCCCGCATCAGCAGATAGATGGATTCGTACGGCTTGTTTTTATCATCCGTCTTGCGCGGGTCGCGATCCTCACGCGGGCGCACCAGGTGTTTGATGTCCAGCGGCGTCAGCGCCTCGTTCGGGCACCCCTGCATCTTGCGCACGCATTCCGGCGCGGAGTAAGGAAACAGCTCCAACAACTGCGCCGGGCGCATCTGGAAGGTGCGGCACAGCGTGTCCACCTCGTCCTGTGCATCGTGCGCCACCGAGTACGAACCCACCGGGTACGACCGGAAATGCAACCCTTTCTGGTTCTTGCCGCTGGTCACCTCCGTCGCCGCTATCCCGAAGGCTCCCCGGTCCAGATAGTGTTCGTGTGCCCGGTTGTAAAAATTCGATGCCGCCAGCTTCCCGGCCAGGATCTCCCCGCATTGCTGGAAATAACGGATCGCCACCGCGTTGTCCGCCAAGTCCGGAGCAGGCCGCAACCCAAACCAACGCGCCCCCATCGGGGTGATTCGCGCCGCCTGCCCGTTGGCAAGCGTTCTGTTGGCGCGCATCGCGGTGCCGTCGAAGGCTTCTGCCAGCTTCTGCCGGTCCGGCGTGGTGGTCTGCTTGGCAATCAGCGAGCGCCGGGGATGCACCACGTCAGCCAGTTCCTGCCAGAGTCCGTCCCACGGCCTGCGCTGCCCGTCCAGAGCCTCGCAAAACGCCTTCAGCTTCGTTGCCCGGTCATCCATAGGTTGTCAGCTTCCCAAAGTGCGGGTGGTGTTCGGCGGCAAGGCTCCCAGCCCACCGGGCCGCAGGATCGTCTTGTCAAACGAGAACTTTTTCTTCTGCACCGCCACCGCCGCGTCCGCAGCAGCAGCGGCATCCGCGCCGCTGGCCGATACAGGTGGCGGGGGTGGTGGCGGCAACGCTGGCAGCTTGGGCGATTTCACACAGCCAGCTTGTCACCCCTCGCGGGGGCCTGCGTTTTAACAAGTGGCAAAGGCTTCGAACGCATTAGGCACGCTGTTATATCCATCCTCCGCAGCCCGGATTCCCCATGCCGCTGGTAAGTTGCCCACCTCACACCATAACCCCAGGCCAATTTCATCAGCTCCCCCAGATTCCCCGCCGCACACCACACATGCCAGGTATCGCCCGTTGCCGCGCCCGTCATCGAAATATCCAGCTGGAAATGATCCGGCCAGCTCGCCACCACCGGACGACACATTGCGAACACCCCCGGCGTGCTCACCACTGCCCCCAACTGCAAGTGTGCCTCCATCGCCTCCGTCCAGGTCACCCCCCGGTCTGCCCGTTGGTACTCAGTCCATGCCGTCATGTAAGGATTCATGACCTGCCACCCCTTCCCATCGCGCCCAGCACCGCCATCGATATAATCACCGAATCCATCATCCGCAATCCGTTGCGCCGGTTCCGATACTTCTCCTTTTCCTCCTCCGGCATTTCATTCCATGCCTTCACAGTCGCCGCGCGCACTGCCTCCTTTCGCGCAGCCGCTTCCTCCAACGCTTGCCCTCGCCGTTCCTCGAACGTGCCCCGTTGCTTTGCTTCTCCCATAATTCTTGTCTTTCTCTTGTTTCAGATTTTCAGCGTTTACCGCGCAGGCCGCCGACTGCCTTCGGCTTCTCTCCCGCCTCCGCAAAATCCAACATCCCGCGCGCTTTGGCCTCACCAAAGGTCCGGAACGCGTCGCAGGAATGCGAAAACAGATCGTGCTTGGGCATTTCCCGCAGATTCATCGTCCCGGGACTCGTGTCTTTCGAATAGCCTTCCAGGCACGCCACCCCGCTGGGAAAATCCTCCTGCGTGTCATCCGCCGCGTGCTGTGTCCCGTCCCGGTTGCGTGACACGTCGCACGTCGCTTTGTTAAACCAGCAATGTGGCAGCACGTCGCGCACGTAGCCAATCCCCAGCCACTTGTCCGGCGTGCGCGGCACCACCCGCACATTGCGCAGACCACCCGCTGCCAGCGTCGCCACGTACGATAAGCCATCCCCCGGCGCGCGCGTCTCCGCGTCATGTGGCAGGAAATGCATCGCGATCGGTTTGTTGTACTCAGCTTCCCAGAGTTTCATCCGGTCCGGCATCGCCGATCCCGGCAACCCTTCGGCCTCGAACCAATCCAGGACCAGATACCCATGCACCGGCACCGGCTGCACCAGCCACACCGCCGTGTAATCGCTAATCCCGATGTCCCAGAACGTGTGAAACGGCAAGTTGGCGTGGTGCCCGAAGTCCAGTATCCGCCCCTTGGCCCGCGCGTTGGCCATTAGCGTCCCGTAAATCGCCCCTTCCGCGATCGCCTCGAACGCCTCACCCGGCACGCCGGGAAACTCCTTTTTCATCCCGTGCCCCTGTTCCAGGTGCTTGTGATCGTACCACAGCTTTTGCGCCGGGCTCAGCTCGATTCCGCTTTCCTTCCGTAGCCTCTCAAAATACTCCACCATTTCAGGCCGCAGCGCGTGCGATCCCGTTTGCAGCACATAGCGTGGATCCTTCCACCAGGGGAAGAAGTGGAACCGGCTCTGGATCGTGGATAGGTTCGCGTCATCGTTGCGCATCGCCGTGTTGAGCAACCGGTAATGCTCCCCCAGCTTGCCGCCCTCATGCGTGCTTTCGATATTGCGCACATTCCCCGGTGTCATCGCGTTGAAAGCCCCGTTCACGATCTCCCGCGCCTTGATCGGTGCCCAGATCGCCGTCTTTCCCAGCTCGGAAATATGCACCCGTTGCGGCGTCGCCCCGCGCAGCGAGGTGCTGCACTTCGCGCTCGATCCGTTCCCGAACATCAGCTTCCGCGTGCTCCCCAGCGTCAGTGGCACCGCTTTCTTCAGGATCTCCCCATAGCGCCACGTGTCCGGGTGCAGCGTCCCGTTGTCCAGGTGTTCCCACGCCAGCCTCAGCATCGCCAGCTTGGCTTCCGCATCCTCAATCGTGTAGTCAATAATCCCCACCCCAAGCCCTGCCTGAAACAACAAATCATCCGCGAAAATCACCTCAATGAACGTGGAAAACCCCAGCTTGCGCGCCTTGAGGATGTGATTGCAAAACCACATCCGGTTATAAAATTCCCGCTGTGCCTCGTTTGGCGAAAACGCCACCAAATCCCCGTGCGCGTCGCGGATCGTGTACAGGTTGCACAGCCGCCACGCGCGGCTTGCCAGGGGAGTGTTTTGCAATTGTTTCAGCATGGCCTTCACATCCTGTCCGTCGGCAGCACCGGCCCGGCCAGCGTCGCAATTGCTTTCGCCAGGTCAAACACCGCGTCCGCCTCGTGCTGTCCTTCCCCTGCCAGCTTGTTGTCCGCCTCGATGGCCGCCAAGGCATCGTGCATCGTGATTGTCACCGTGCTACCCGTTTCCGTGTCCACCCGCTTATAACTCTTCACCAGGTCCGCGTTCGGATCGGCGGGATCTTCGTTGAGCGCCAAAAGCGGCGTCCGCACGATCCGCGCAAAGAACCGCCGCTTCTCTTCCAAGCTCAGCACCGCATCCGCAGCCGCCTTTTCCCCGGCCGCTTTCCTCACCGCATCGATATACGCCCGTATGCTAACATTGGATAACATCCGGCTTGCCGCCGCCGAACACACCTTTGGGTTTTTCCCTTTGAATCCCGCCCTGCGGTACGCTTCCGCCGCACTCATCCCGCCCAGCACCAAATCAGCCATCCGCTGGTGTCTCGGGTCTTTCGGTAATGGTATGTTCATGGCTTGCGTTTGGTCAGGCGTTTGGCAATCCGTTCGGTTTTCGCGAAACCCTCCGCATTCAGCCCCAACCGCACCCGTTCCCCGCTCCGGTCGAATGCAAAATACGGCGTGCGCTCAGCCTGGTGCACGATCGTGTGGTACGAAAGATTCAGGGTTTCTGATATGTCACAGATGGAATCCCCGGCCCGCGCCCGCAGCATGATGCTGTAAGTCGTGAACGCCACGTTCTCGCACGCCAGAGCCAGCGTCAGGGCCGCCGTGAAACCCTCCGCGCTCATACTCCCCACCAACAGCCGCAGCCGTGCGGGCCGCGCCGTCGCCGCCACCGCGCGTTGGAAATCAGGGAAGTAAAGTTGCTCTGTCATGGTTTGGATAGGTCGATTGTTGGAAATCGTGGCGGCGTAACACCCGCGCGCGGGTGCGCATTATGCGCGCAGGTATTCAGCCAGGGGTTGGCTCAATAAAACTGTTGTGCAGAGAAAGATCTACTCCGCCGCGCCAGTTTGCGACGAAGATGCGGACCAGTAGAGCCATCGGGAACTGATCGCCTCGCCTAGCCAGATAAGCCATCAGGGATGGGGCGCATTCTTCCGGCACGCGGACCAACTCTTCGAGGTATCCATTGACGGATATTTCCGCCACCAACTCAGAGGCTTGCATATTGCTCCGCCTCCTGGATGAGATTGGATATTCTGACGTTCTCCCGCCAGTTGGTGGACTTAGGGCAAGCGCGGAGAATCCTTGATGCTTGCGTGTAGAGTTGATGCGCCTGTGCGGCTGTGGTAGAGCAATGGTCGGCGACTGCCATAAGGGATTTTGCATCGGAGATGTATTCGGCGTTGGTCATGCGCAGAGATTGTCTGCATTGTGGACACTTGTCGAGATTTATTTTCTGCATTGCATACTTTTTTTTCTGCGGTAGGATTTGCCCATGTCCTTCGCTGATTCTCTCGCCCCGTATTCTGCCGCCATGATCGTAGCCGCTTTGGGTTGTCCACGGCAGACGGCCTACGCTTGGCTTGATAGCTCCCGCAAGCCGCCCGCATGGCAGCAGACGCTTTTCCTTGCCGTCATCGCCAAAGAAGCGAAGAAGCACAACAAGACATCGCTCGCAACCGATACCAGCCGTCAAGCTGGCAGGGTGAAGCGGAAGTCGTAGGGCGGCTGGCATCGGTGCGAGGATTTAAGCGTTCTCCATCGCTAGAATTTCTTCCAACGCCTCCCGCAGCGTGACGTACTCGGTATTATGATCGGTATCGTCTCTTGTGAGTATTTTCATGCCTTCAGGTTTAAAATAGTGGTGGAATCCAGCAGCCGCCCGATGATAGGCGACGCATTCAGCGGCGATATAATCTGCGAAAACTCTTCCGGGTGCGCGTTGGATGTATACACCGTCGGCAGCAGATGGTTTTTCCGGTGGTCCAGAATCTGGAACAGTTGGGATTCGAACGCCGGGCTCCATTCATTCTTGCCGAAGTCATCAATGAACAACCACGGCGCGTGCAGGCAATCCGCCAGATGCTCCCGCGCATTGCTCGATACTTCCCTTTCCCGGCTGTTGCGGTCCCCGGAGCAATCCTTCAATCGGTTCGCGGTCGTCCATACGATCCGAGTCCCGGCGCGCATCACCCGCATCGCCAGCAGCGCCAGGCAGCGCGTCTTGCATTTGCCCGCCAGACCAATCACTCCCAGCCAATATTTTTCCTTGTTGGGCCGCCACTGCCCCACCACCCGCCACAGGTTGGAATTAAATGTTGGATGGTTCAGATCCGTCGCCAGCAGGGCCGGTGGAATCTGCGCGCGGATCCGCCCGTCGGTTTCCGCCCGTCGCAGGCCCGCCGCCGCATCCGCCGCCGCCCGCTTCTCGCTCGCCTCGCACCCCTCGCAAGTCTGGTGGATGCAGGCTGCCAGATCCTTCCCGAAAACCAGAATCGGTTCATAGTAAAACACCTGCCCGCAATTGCGGCAGGCCGTCGTCGCCATCGGTATCGTTGCTGTGTTCATGTTCGTGTGTTTGTTTATCAGTCTCCAAAAATTCACTCTGCCGGAATGTCGATTTCCTCCGCCGCCCGGCGCCCGCCCAAATCCAATTTCGTCCTCGCCGCCCCGTTCGTCGCGCCCGAGCACTGCCGCAGCAGCGTCTGCGGGTCGTCCGCCCAGAGCTTCTTGCGGAAAAAGTTCAGCGCACTTGGCACGTACTTGTTCAGCGCTCCCGACGGCAGTTGCGACAGCACCGCCGCACAGGCCCGCGTCCCGTCCCTTATCGCCCCCGGATTGATCCCGTCCGCCAGTTGCCGCGCCACCTCCGCCACCGCCTCCGCGCAGCGTTCCCGCCTCGGGTACAGCGCCACCAGGTCCGCCGCGTCTCCCGTCTCCCACCGCTCCCGGCCATCAGGATCAAAACCCGCTAGGATGCGCCAAGCCCCCCCTCGGGGGGTAGGGGGGGCACTCGTAGAGTGTTCATCTTCTCTTCTCTTCTCTGGTAACGGTTTTTGTAACGCTTCGCCCGTTACATTTGTAACATCTTTCCCGTTACGCATGCGATGCTCCGCAACCCTCCGGTTCGTGTCCGCCCGACCCTTCGCCGTGCTCCCGTTGTGCCGGCAGAATCCAGGAAAAACCAGCGCCCCTTCCGCACCTTCCAGCCAGCCCACAGCCCGCATCGCCGCGGCAAAACCCCGCTTGCGCGTCAGCCGGTCCAGAAACGCTTCTGTAACAGCCACGGCGTTACCTTTCACGCTATTCTGGTCCGCCCACACCCACACCCGAAGCAGCTTCCCCACCACCTCGTCCGGGTCCATCCGCAACCCGTCCGCCATCGTCGCCACCTCCGGCTTGTCCGGCGTCCCGTGCTCAAATTTTATCCAGTCACCTGCCATAATTTTAAGTTTTAAGCGTTTGTTTCATCCACCGGGGGCCATCCCGGCAATCCCAAATTCGGCCTCGGTCCATCCTTCCCCGCCCGCGTCCCGTCCTCATGCCGGCGCGGCTCGAAAATCGAAAATTTCGCCTCAGTGAACCGCCCCCGCCAGATCAACCCCACCCCACCCGAAAACCTCAGCGGCAGCGGCACCTCCGGGTCCAGCCCACCGGTCCACACCTCACAGCGCGGCAGCCTGGACACCAGTTGCAGCAGCGAAAGCGGAATAATAGCCACTCCCCCCACCCGCACCCCGGCGCATGGTGCCAGCTTCCCGCCCGTCGCAAACACCCCTCGGGGCTCGTACCGGAACAACAGCCCCCTCACGTCATCCAGCAAACCCCAATCCTTGCCCGTCGGCACAGATCCCCACGGCATTTCAAAAAACCGCGTCAGGTACGCCTCCGGCGCCGGCCCGAAGTCCCCCGGCACCCAGCGCCCCTTGCCCGCCCGCAGCGCCACCCAGCCGTTGCACGCCAGCGCCTCCCCCTCGTGCCACTGCGCGTCCGCGTACACATGCCCCCGCAGCGGGTGGAAGAACGCCCGCAGCGCATCCAGCGGCAGCGGAAACGGGAAGGCCTTGCCGGAAGGTGTCACGCCAGGATCCCTTCTAAGAGCGTCGGTTGATTGCGGTGCACACTCATGCCAGCTCGATCGGCAGTTGGGTTGCCGGCGCGGCCGGTTTCTGCGGCACCGCTTGCAGCAGTCCCAGCCCCTTGGGCGAAATCACATGGCGGTTCACCCGTCCCCGACCCGTGTCCCGCGTCGGCGGCATCACCAGACCCAGGTCCCGCAGCCTCACGTAACAATGGTGCACCGTGTTGTTCGGCAGCCGGCACGCCGCCGCCGCATCCACAGTCGTTATCCCTGTGATCCCGGCCCGCGCCGCCGTCTCCAACAGCGCCGCATCGCTCATGTTCACTATCCCGGCCCGCAGCAAAT